GAAGCGCTTCCACTTTGGATCCAACGTGCGCCAGTGATGCGAATACCCCGCGAAGCTATTGCTTCTCCGAGTGTGCCGAATCCAGACCCACATAGGAACCGCCGACGGATCACCATAGGAACCGATCCGAAGATCACGACCCACCGCGATCGGCTTCACACCTTCCGCCCTATCATAGGAGCCTCGCTTGTATGCTTTCCACACGTCAAGCGGGCCCCTAAACACATAGCACCAAGCTCGACATGGGACATCACCGCACACGGCTTTATCCAAGTCTTGCTTCTTAGCATCCCATGGCGCTATGTCTTGCCGCATGATCCATGTCTGGATCATATTGCGACCATTGGATCCGGTCTTCCGGTTGTTGGATCCAAAGGTAGCAATCACGACAATAGGGACCGCCGGATCTAACTCCGACGGCCCCTCATAAATGATCAGCCCATTAGCCAATTAGAAGTGCCTCGACCATGTGACTGATGCGACCCGAGACCGGAACCCTCGGTGCGCTTGCTTTGATTGCTTTGATGTCTGCCAACTCTTGAGCGTATTGCTTGCGAAGCTTTGCGACGGTTGACTGTTCAGCGTTGAGGCTTTCCTTATACTTGCCGAGCAGGTAATCACGCATTGCGCCACTATGGGCAATCGCTTGAGCAATGATCAGATCGGGCGATCCGCTTGGTGCCCGCGTTGTATCCTCGCCAACCATAAGACGACCGGCGATCATGAATTGCGCTTCAAACTCGTATTGCTCGCCGGGCTCTAATAGCTCCCGACATGCCTTTTGGTCTTTAGCGTTGATGGCTTTACTAATGCCCAGTGCAATCACTGGATGGTCAATAGCTTTCATTCTATCTATTCTCCCGTTGTTTGTGGACTCCACTGTCCACTTCTTAAAGATAGCCGATGTATCTATGGGTAGCAAGCCCCCAATAAAAATAAATCTCTAACCGTTAGACGCAAAGCCTGCGCCAAATCTTTTTTATCTGAAATGCGTTTTTTTTCGCTTATGCTATTGCAATCTGTCGGCGCATTGATTACCATCTGTAACAGATGAAGCAATGACGCTCCATCGAACAACAGGAACCAATCAAATGCCTAACAATAATCTTCCCGACTTGTTCGCCCCTGATGGACTGAATGAAGAACAGCGAGCCATGGTCAACATGGCGACCTTTCAATTGATGACCATTCTTAAGAAGCAGCACAACTTGACCCAACGGAGCCTATGCGCCCTTCTTGGTAAAGACTGCGCCTACTTCAACGATGGACGCGCGGAGCAATGGCGCACCGAACAGTGCGACGCCGCACAAGCTCACCTCGAAGCCAATCCCGATCTATTGGATGCGTTCATCGCCGCCAGCATTTCAGCAGAAGCGCTTGCGGCTCAGTTTCTTGACGGTATCGGCAACAGTGCCGACATCCTTCCCGACCTCGAAACAATCAACTAACCCGCCAACGGCTGGCCCCTAACGGGGCCGGCCACCGCAACAGAAGGCTATCATGGAAAAGAAGATCACTATCACCCTCGAAGTCAACGCTCACCAACTGCAACAGCTTCACGCCCTGATCACCCAATGGGATAAGCTCGGCACCGCTCCACCCAAGGAGCGCAAGCGGAAGCAAACCCGCTTAGTTCGGAGGCAGCCCTACCCGGAAACATGGCCCACCGGGACAGATGTCAAGGTGTGGAGGATACGCAAACGGCTAACCCAAGTCGAAGCCGCGAAGCTCGCCGGACTTCACCAAGCGGACCTTTCCAACATGGAGCGCAGTGGAGACCGACCGGCCCAACTGGGGAAGAAGCGACGCGAAGCTTTCTTTCAGTGGTGGCAGACCCAACAATAAACACGACCCGCCGACGGTCGAAGCTCTCACCCTCCACGGGGTGGGGGCTTTTCTTTTGGATCGTTCTCCACCAATGCTGAAACTATCACCCCCCCCAAACCCGAAACGAATCCCACAGAACAGGCTCGCAGTCCAGCGTTCACGGCGCGACGACGACGACGACCGACCAACACCACAAAGAGAGGCCCCCCATCCCCGCTTTTTAATTTATTTTTCCAATTTAAAGGGGAGGTAGAAAAACCCCGGACCAAAAAACCGTCTCCGTTCGTGTTACAGTTAGTGCCATGTACACCTGTGGCAAATGTTATCCAGCCGACAACCGCATGCATCCATTCGTCCATGTGCTGCTTCACGCGCAGACCGAGCCGATAGAACTGCCCTCCAAGGGCTTGGACCCGTGGCTTCGTGTTTGGTGGGATCTTCGTGGTCGTCCGTTTGGTTGGAGCATTTCGAGCATCCGAGCTACTTCCGAGGAGGTAGAGGGTATGGTGACCTGGGTTCGTCGCCAGCCTGCGTTGGAGACGTGGTTTCAATCTCAGCAAGCGTTTCGCGCCCCGTCGGAATGGCCCCCGGAGGTAGAGCGAGCTTTTTCTCCTCTTCCTGTTGTTACGCCTTGGGAGTATGCGAATGCGTGTCCACCGCTCCCGCCTGGTGGAGCGTTGTCGGTTTGGCTGTCGCATCAGGCGAGTATTTTGTGGTGTTACTCAGCGGGGATGAGTATTCCGTTGTTGGCTCGTCATTTGTGTGTTCCAGCGGAATCAATAGAGCGCGAAATGGTCAGAGCTGTTCAAGCGTTGAAGAAACACGGACCTTTTGTTGTATGGGCGTTGGACCCCGACACAACGTTTGAGGACATTGCTGCGGGTACTGGTTTGCCGCTGATGCAGCGTTTAGAGATGCACAAAAACATGGTCGAGGACGTTTTGCGCTCCCCGCGCAGGGTGTTTGATCCTCTGATGAAGAACGGAAGATTCTGGCAACGAGTGCGGTCTGGTTGGTATTGTAGCAAGGCAGGCGGGCGCAGAGTTCGTAAGAACATTATGGTTGCAGGACCGGAGATGTAGATGGAAGACGTAAAAAAGAAACGCAAGCTTCCGCGAAGGCCACCGCCTGGTGGCGAGGGTGCAGCGGAGTATTTGGCGTGGCTGGGTGCTATTCCTCAAGAGGAGCGCTTAGCGATTTCGGAGATCCTGAGTTCGATTCAGGTTCGGACATACGACGACCTGATGGCATTCTCCCAGCGTGTCTTGGTTGAGATTCTTGCTGGCCGGATAACCCCGGCTGTCGCTTCAGAAGCGCGGGGATGGGCTGAGCTTATGATGATGAGCATTGCCGCCAAGAACGCATCAATGGGTACGCCTGCGAGCGCATATGGTGATCTTATAAACGCTTTAGAGGACGTGAAAGACTCGTCTCAGTTGATTGAGGCTACATACACAACAGACTTCGAAGCAGAGGCTAAAGCCGAGCCAACCAAAATCGCAGAGGAAGCCAAGTGAGCCACCCCGCACTCGACAAACAGATCAGAAGCACCTTATCGAACGCTTCAATCAGTTTGTTGGCCTATGGTCATGTCCAAGACCAGTCAACGGGTAACGCGATTCGCTACAGCCCCACTGCCATTACAAACAAGCTGCAATCTACGATTGTGTCTTACTTCTCGAATCCACCGCTGACCGCTGATGGTCAGGTTCGGTGGTTGGTTTTGCTTGGGTATCGCCAAGCCGGGAAGTCCACCGCCCCGGAGCTTTGTGCTTACTCCAAGACTGCTTATACACCAGGATGGGACCATGTCTGCATCGCCGACACCCGAAACAGGGCTGAATACCTACATAGCCGCGTTCACTTCTGTCACAACAGATGGCCCGAAGCCATCCGATCCCCCACGCATGGGGGCCGTGAAATCCGCCAGCTTACTTTTGACCCAGCGGTTGGAGGAAAAATGCGTGTCCTCTCTGGTGAATCTGGGGCTGTTGGTATTGGTCAGTCGCCCGATTCTTTCCATGGGTCGGAGATCCCTTTCTGGGGCGATGCGGAGAGGCAGTTCTCGCTCATCTTCCCGTCGATGATCAACAGGGATCACTCCCTGATGTTGCTGGAGGCTACGCCTTGGGAGGCCGATTCGTGGTGGCACGACCGCTGCAACGAGGCTCGATACGGTGATGGTCGTTGGGTTTATGCGTTTTTCCCCTTCTGGGACGGCAAACTAAACCGAAGACCTTGGAATCCAGGCGACAAGCTGGACAATACCGAGGTCGAGTTGATGAATCGGTACGGAAAGGAGGGGATGACGCTTGAAAATCTCGCTTTTCGCCGATTGATGATCGATACAGACCCTGAAATCCGCCGAGATCCCGATCTTTTCAAAGTTTTCTACCCATTAGACGACGTTACTTGCTGGCTGAAGACAAATCGGTCGGTCATTCACCCGGATCTGCTGGAAAAACACGGAAAACGGGAAATGACTGAGTGGAGCCCTTCTTATATGGAGTATGAGGAGCCCTGCTCGGACTCGATTTACGTCATTGGCGTCGATCCTGCGGGTCATGCCGCCCGTGACCACGCATCATTCCAGGTATTGAAGGTAGAGGACGGTAAATGGGAGCAGGTTGCCTGCTATGCCGACCATACCGAGCCTGTGATGTTCACTGATCGCTTGATTTCGGTTGCAAATCGCTACAATCGCGCCTTTATTTGCGTTGAATCCAACGGTGTTGGCGCTGCCACGATTGCTCTGCTGAAGCAGGACAACTACCCCAATCTGTTCCACGAAAAGCCGTATCGCCCTGGTTTTACGTCTACATCCCAGTCGATTGACCGAATGTTGGGGTGGCTTCAAGATGCATTGCGTGATGAGCTAATCATCAACGACAAAGACACCTTTATCCAACTGACAACCTACCGACACGACAAGCGAGTCGAAGATGGTGTTGGAGCAGAGATGCTTCGAGGCACGATTGGCAAAAAGCGCCGTTTGCGCCACCATTGGGA